GACCTTTGTATTGCTTAGGGATCTTTAGATCAGTGATCTCTTCGAAGTCTTTATCACAAGTCCCCCAATATTCAAGGACTTCATAACGTTCAGTACCTTGACGAAGGATGTAATCCTTAATAGTATTTTCCCAGTACTCTTCAGTATAGTTAAACCCGTCTTGGATAGCTAGTTCGATACTCTTGTCACGGAAGTAAGGGCGTTTCTTTAATTCACGAATCTGTGACTTAGACATCCTATGACGTTGAAGGAAGTATTCGCACTCAGTCATGTTGACTGCATCAGGATCAGGATAGGCATCCCAGATAGAGACGAACTCCATATCAGCGATCTGTTTGACTACCGGAAGATATTCACCATCTTCACCCCACTTCGGATATTCTTTATCCTTAGCAAGAGGCCCTTTAAAAATGCCTTCACCGAAGAGGCAGGTCTCGAAAGCAACAGCGCGGAGGGATTTATCTGCGTTTGCTTCTGAAAGCTGATCCTGCATCTTCTTTTCCATCTTACGAGCCGCTTCTACAGCAGGACTCCAAGTAAAAGAAGTAGGTGTCAATCCAGGACCGTCTTTTAACTTGTCCTTTATAGGATCAAGCTTCTCTGTCAGAGGACCTAATGCCTTAGAGATTTCAGGACGAGAGACAGTAGAGCCTGTCGGCTTGGGAGCAGGAGCACCTTCGGCACCACCCATAGTTTCATCTGGAGACTTAGGATCGATATGGACTGACTCAGCGATGCCTTCCGGCATATTACTCGCCTCGACACCAATCGGGAACTTAGAACCAGAATACAGAATATCGACTACCTGAGCATAGGCAGCAAGGACTTTCGTCTTTGTGATCTTGATAAAAGCTTTGGACTTCTCAGAATCAGTAAAAGCGACCTCAGGACCATAGATACCACGGTAGTTTCTATAGGCTTGAAGCCAACGTTGCTCATCTTGGAGTCTCTTGTTCTTTGATCTTTCGAATCTCTCCTTAATAAAGGAGACTAAGCCTTGGTTTTCAAGGGATTCTTGAGCAGGGTCCTTACCTTCACGGAGAGCAAGGACTTCATCAGAGTCGATATTTGTCTCTGTCGTCAGCCCTTCACTCATAAACCCTGTCTTCGGCGACCAGAACTTACTGTCTGACGTCGTTTTTGTTTTATCTTCCATTTAAGACCTCTTAAGCTATGAGCATCGCGAATTAGTATCCAAAAATCGGGTGAGAAGGAGTATAGTTAGATTTATAAGATGCCAGGGAAGGTGTCTCGTGACCTCTTGGACGAGTCATAATCCCATAACGGATTGAATCGTAAGAGTGATCTGACGAATACCTGTCATCGACGTCTTCTCCACCTTTGGGGTCCATCGGAATCATAGGAAGATCAGAGATAATCTGACGACAAGTATCGAAAAAGACGATACCTGGTTTGTTATAGACCGGATCGACCTTGAGTAGTTCATGCAATCTATTCTTTCCAGCGACTCTAGACCCTTGTGAACGGTCCGAAGGACGCCAAGAACAACCATGAGAGATCATCTCCTCAGCAATACTCGGTCCTGTCTGCCCTCGCATAGCCCAGACCGAGGAGTCAAGAACACCATAAGTTACTTTCTCCCCCCTCTCCGCTTCTAAAATCATTCGGGCAAGATCGACGCCTGTCGCCTTGGACACATAAAGTTCCCTATAGACGTATAACGTATTGTCAGGGTCTATGGCATACCAGTGGACGGCAGAAAAAGTAGAATATCCGAAGTCACACGAGCGGAATTTGCGCCAACCTTCGGGAATTTTGAAGGGTTTAACTGTGTGGATAGAAGGTCGAAACTCAGAAAAGGCAGCACCTTCAACGATAGACCAATCACCTTCGAGAAGCTGGCGTCTTTGCATCTCAGGGAGAGAGGAAAGAGAGGCTTCATACTTATCATCTTGAACAAGATAGGGATTGTCATATAGAGAGGCCGGGATGAACTTCCTTTGAAAGAGGGGTTGCCCTGCCTTCGGATGGGGTTGACCGGCTAACGGATGAGGATGACGATATAGATCAGGATGACAAAGGACTGAACCAGTATCAATGTCAGTAGCATCAAAAGATTCCTTTGCCGGGGCCGGATCGATGAACATCCTTTTGACCCAATTATGTCCGGGACCACCGGGATTCGTCGTGGCTCTCATAGAGAGTGGGATAGATAAATCAGTTGAACGAAGACGAGAACGGAGATAATCCCAAGCGAAGGGGGAGGCGTACTGGGTTAACTCATCGATACCGATCCAAGTGAATGACTGACCTTGGTAACGTTTGACGTCTTCATCTCTTTCGAGATAGGTCAACCAGAACTCAGCACCAGAAGGAAATACCCAGAGGGAGTCCTGTTGTCTGAACTTCCCTTTGACTACATCGTTGTCGTATAGTTCTCTGGCCTTCCACTTCAGTTCTTTTAATTCGTCGTTCGTTCTTCTGAGAAGGAGACCACGGAAGTTAGGGTTAGAGAAGTATCTGATAGGATCGGCGAGCATGGCGAAGGACTTCCCACCACCGGCTGCACCTCCGTAAAGGACTTCTTGTTCTTCTGAGGCGAGGAATTCTGTCTGCGGGCCGGGGTTGGGTTTGAAGATGATGTTTTGTTGTGAGTTCTCTTCAGGTAGGAAGTCGACGGTGACGATACCACGGAGGGGCTGATTGGCCTTCTCTTCAGCAATAATATCAGAGATCTCACCACCCAACTTTTCGACCCTTTGGGCGGCGTACTTAATCCGATTTCTTTCGTAAGCAATTCTTTTTCTACGACGAGACTCTTTGATCTCAGCCATAGTCTTCTTCTTCTTGGTCGGTTTGTGTGTGACTCTCTCTCTACCACAACGAGTCCAGATCTTAGCCAGACCCATGTGAGAGAGTTTTATACCCGTCTTGTCAGTCAACCAATCAGATACTTCTCGAAGAGACGACCCTGCATTTAACGAATTGATCCCCTCTTCGAGAAGGGGAGTAAGAACAGGATCGGGTTCCATCATCTTGGGATCGTCAGAACAAACACGATACCAATACGGCATACTGTTTGTCTTCTTGCGGACCTCCCAGAGAAGTTCGATCCTTTTTATTTCCATTTAATATGAATCCTTAAACTTGCTGCGCAAGCAGTTTAGAAAAGCTTTGAGATCAAATCCCAAAAGTACATCGCAGTTGAACTGGCTAAAGCAAGACCACCATAAAGGAAAGTCTTCCATGAGAAGGGGGCTTGAGAGTCTTCTGACTTAGCAGCGACGACACAGAGGACACCAAAAGCAACGACAGCAAGGACGATAAGATAAATCATTTATTTCTCCTTTTAAGTCTTTATATATGTAATAACCTATGAAACCTAGGATGACGGCGAAGAAAAGGACTACACCTAGAGTAGCAAGGGTGGTAGTAATCATGCGTCTACACCGTCAGACTCTTCTACCCTAACTCCGGTATTACCCTTCGCGGGGAGAATGATGACTCCACCTGACCCGACTGACAACTTGACATCACCTCCAGATGGGGCGGTCATTCCTGCACGGTCGAGGAGGGAGTTCGCGGCTTTGATCTTATTGGCGGCACCAAGTTGATTGGGTGAGTCTAGGACGTTCTCTGTAGCAAAGATCGCCTTGACCATAGCACCAGATAGGTAGTACTTGGCGGCGGCGAGGATCTCATCTTGGAGTTGCTTCTTCATCTGAGAGACGGAGACATTATCACCATACCCGGCCATCTTCATGGCTTCTTTGAAATTACCCTGAGCTTCTCCGAAGAGATGTTCCAGGAAAGCCCGCTCCATAGTAGTTAATTCTTTCGGTTTATTTGACATTCAGGACCTCGGAGTATAGTGATGAAATTCTTTAGTTTACGAAACTTCGTTGTTGATTCGTATTACTTAATTACTTCGTAAATTATTTAATTACTTTTGTGTACTTCGGCTTGCCTTCGTTGAAGGTTCTACGCTCAGTCTTGGCGTTATAAGCAGAAGGATAGTTCTTCATGTAGTATTCGGTAGAGTCCGGGACGGAGCGAATCTTATTAGACTCAGGAGTACAAGGATCGTCCTTCGCAATCACGATATTCTTTCTAGATAATGGCATAAGTGATCCTTTCGGAGTTAACGAGTAGAATGCTAAGTTGTTGAAATGATTGGTAGTTGACAGTATTATTTTGAAAAAATTCATCTTGAGTGTATACGATAGCGGTAGTACCCCCCATGGCACCTCCCCCACAACCCCTGGTGGTAAAACCCCTCCGCTGATAGTATATCCCAGAAGAACACAACAAGAACACAAAGAATAGAGTAGTATATAATACACGCATGAGTTGAACACAAGAATAATAAAGAATAAAATACTTGACTTTGTGTGTGATATACTAGGGGTATACTATGAGGGCACAATAAATAAGGATATATGTAATAGTATTACTATGAGTAATGGGCCAAGAGTATTTTTAAGCTGTTTAGATTGCCTTTGGTTGCCTACACTCAAGGGGTAATACTAATGTAAACCACAAGGATAGAGAATAGACCTATCCTATCTTCGATTGAGCTTCGCTCATACTGTTAGTATATACTATAAGTACAATACTATTAGTTATATACTGTATCTATATAATATACCTTAATATATAATACCAGGATTAAGTACTCTTTGTTTTATACTCTTTGTTATACTATTAGTAGTAACCCTTAGTAATACTCTTAGTATATCTTAATATAGGGTAATATATTCTAATTAAGTACTCTTTGTCTTTCTCTTTGTTCTTACTCTTAGTAAGTACTATTAGTATTCTTTCCCTTTATAAGAGTATTATACAGTATATCGATAAGTATGTCAAGGGGTGATGTAACAATTCGTGATTATTTGTTCCCCTTTCGTACTCTTTAATTCGTATTTCCATGATTGACGTGCCTTTTCATCGCCACAATTCGGAATATAATAAGACCAAGGCCAAACCATCGGCTGACTAGCCTAGGACGGAAGGGGTTTACCTAGTCCCCCTTTGTGCTCCTGTTCTTTGAAAACTGAATAGACCGCGAATTAGAGGCGCTACAGCGCTTAGGACGATTACGCGGTATGATCTAGAGCAAGGGTTAGTTAAACCGCTTGTATGGGCTTGTATGACCTCGCAAGAGGCATTCCCTAACAAATGGAGCTAACTCTAGCCTAGAAGCTAGTTAAGCCGCTCATAGTCTATTCCAGAAAGGAAAGATTATGATGTATTTCCGACCGACTAATGACTATATGCCAGACAGATACAGATGGATTGATCGAGTAATTCCATTCGTCATCATCTTTGTTGGATGCTCTATCCTGATAGGTACATTCATATGAGCTTCAACGATCCAGACTATCTAGCAGAACTTGCTTTGATTGAGACTTCACGTCAACAACGTCTAGCCTTGATCACAGTAAAATGGAAACCACGTAAATAACTAAAAAGATTATGGGCGGTTTTATTAGCTTCTAGGTGCACCAAAGGTGCTCTTGCATCTTCGATGCTTTAATCTAACCGATGAAAGGAACGGTTATGAGCGACGCTCAAAGGCCACTGAAGGGTGGTATGTTAAAAAGTCCTGTTGATGTTAAATCCTGTTGGCTATCAGGGATAGATATATCTGAATTTCTATTTATCCCTACGAATGACTTCAAGATTGTATTACAGATATATGAGCTTTTGGAGCAAAGGCAGAAACAAATCACTATAGACAACCATGGTGATAAGGATTTCTTCCTTAAATCTAGAAGATTAGACCGGAGGACTAAGTAATGGCTTACAATTCAAGTGAGACGTTCTATCGCAAACCGTTGTCATTCAACCAATATTACTTTCTCTTGGTTAAATCACATGGTTTGTGGTGTTTCGATTGTGGTTCATGGGATGAAAACATCATCTTAAGAGCACAACGTGAAGAAAAGCGAGTAAATCCGTATAATCAATGCAAGGTCTGTACCGCACCCTCAGATGATGAAAAGATTTATACTCGTATCATCTTCGAAATGAATCGCTTTGCACATTAGGAATAACAAAGGGGATTGCTTTAACCGGCAGTCCCCTTTCTTTTTGTCTTCAATTACAACCCAGGGCGTTAGGTATATACTCCTACAACCTATAGGCTCTGGACTTCACTATAGGCTAATGTTACACTATAGGCTCTAAACAGGACGGGAAGGGGTCTTAGAAGCGTTTTGTCATTCTCATGCTAGATTGTACCTCTAGACCCCTAGAAACGACTGTAGACCCCTTGTATGAGGCGGATAGACCCTATCCACTAGGAAACCCTAGGTGTGATCTCAAATCCGGCCTTCCGCGCGAGTACCTGTTCTAAGATCAATACGAGATCACGGATTATTACAGGGTGTAACATTTCGTGATAAATCATTCCTTGAATATCGGAGGGGTAGCTATTAGATTTGGCCTTGAGCGGGGTATTGCCCGGTTCGCTTTCGGCTTAGGTCTTTCCCTTCGGGGACTGGCGTCTAGGACTGGTCTTAGGACTTCACCCTACCGCTTGTGACACTGGCAACCCCGCTTCGGCGGCAAGGCGGACCACAAGGCGGAATGTACCTCGTGCGGTGAAGCCGCTCCAAATATGGTATGATCCATAGACGCTATAGTTGCGCCTTGGTTTATTATACCACAATGGATTGCATGGTGCAAGTGCACTATGGGTTCTCGTTATTAAAATCGTGAATAGGTCAAACGTGGTAGTAACCCTTCAGCTTGCAAGCTCGCTTGTGAGAATAGGTTATTCCCATATTTTCGTTTGTTCCTGACAATCGTTAGGGCGAAAGTATGGGTTAGACCTAGAAAGGAAAATACCATGTCGAATATCAATGCTGTAACCAAGCACGTCAATGGTCTTGTCGACAACGCGATTAAGTCCAGTAAGGATCACTTCAAAATCCTTCAGGCGGCAACGGTTGCGTCTGTCCTTTTCGCAGCGGAACACGGACAGTGCGGTCCTTTAACGAGGCTTCACAAAGACGTCTCCTCTTCGGACGCGGAAGGCATTCGGATTTTCATCGTCAACATGACGGAAAAGTTCGGTTTCGTGATCACTGGACAGGACGGCAAGGAACGCAAGAGTTCATTCTTGAAGTTTTCCAGAACGGAAGGGTTTTCCCTACTGACTTCAGAAAATGAAACCATCGTCAAGGATTTGAAGGCCCACAAGGCTGGATTGATCAAGGCCGGTGAAGATGAACTTTCCAAGCTTCCTTTCGGCAAGATGGATAGAGATGCTGCGATGGCGGAAGCCTTCGATAGTGTCGCTACTGTCAAGCGAGCGGTTATGACTCTGGCACGCCATGGTGACGCTGCGATGGCACGGGCAATCAACCGTGTTCTTGGCGTCAACGGATTGAAGGATGGTGTCATCGACGAAACGGCAAAGGCCAACGATCCTAAGACCAAGCTCGATGTGATCGAAAAGCGGGCTGAAGCTCTTAGGGCACAAATCGCCAACGCCAACACTATCGCCCCTGCTACCAGTGCAGCGGTAAACTAACCGACGAAAGTCGGAATGAACTAAGGGTTTTAAACCCGTTTGACCTAGATTTCCCCTTGCAAGGCTCTTGATTGAGTTTTGCGAGGGGTTTCCGCTATTCGCAGAATAGTCATTTCCTATTGCGCTAAATCCTGGATTTCAGGGTTTTGGGGAGTAGGATATTTTTGGTGTTTACCCGTCCTATTCCAAAATAGTAAGTCAAAACAAGTTAAAAATTGGCGTGTCGTAAAGAACAGATACTTCTTGCATATAGAACGCCCTTAAATGGGTATATCCTGTTCTTGCATATTACCGTCAATTTCCCTCCCAAAACAAATCGTTAAACAGCTTGGTAATGCCGAGCAAGAAAGGGTTATGCCCAATGCACATGAAAATTGTACTTCAATCCACGGTTAATTCTGGGGATTACGGAGAAAACATCACTATTGAAAACCCTATTTGTTTTTGTGAGGGGTTTAAAGATGGTGATAAAGAATATGTTTCCGATGGTGTTGAAGGGCAAGTGTATGAGAGATATACTTGTTACTCTGTAATATCACCTTATGGATATAAAAAATCAGATAAAACATGGGAGGATTTACTTCCATGAGTAAGCTTCCAAAAGCTTTGTCTAGTATTCGTCCTAGATCGGCTTCACTTTCAAATCGAACACAAGATTGGCAGCATAGGACTACTGAAAGGAGTGGTTCTAGTATCATCGCTGCATTGATGCACAACGGACCTAGGGAACCAAATACCCTAGATGAAGCGACTTTGAAGATTATCAACAAGATAAAACGTGAGACGACTCGTCTTAAGAAAGCCCAGGATATGGGAACTCCTCCAATTGGAAGAGAAACCGAAGAAACAAAAGACCGGGCAGCTTATATTCTTAGGAAAGAACAAGTCATAAACAGATTGTACTTCACATTACAAGAATTAAACGCTCAAAAGGTACGTATTGACGCAAGAGAACTTCATAAATTCAAGAATAACCCTAAAAGTAGTGAATTCATAGGCAGGGCAGAGAATTTTGTTCGACTTGAAAAGAATAAGATCGTTCCAAAAAAGACAACCGTCCTGGTAGAGCATAGAAATGCTCCAAAGGCATTTGCTGCCAAGATAAAGAGTATGGCGCAATTAGTCCGTGAAGAGAAAATGAAGAAAAAGAAGTTCGCACCAGCAATACAGAAGGAAATCGACAAGGTATTTGATCCTGTCCATGATGAAGACGACTTCGAAAAGTTTATGAACGGCGAATAAGTTCTTCGAATGTACGTTATTCCTAGAGAAATGCCCCCCTCACACTTTCTCTAGGATAAAAAGGCGAAAGCCTTTTCCCCCCTACTGATCTAAGGTTCCCCCCTTGGATTAGTAGGGGGTTTTCTGCGTTGTAGACTAAGTAAAATGACCTTTGAGTCAAATAGTCCTCTAACAGAAAAGAGATCGCTATGTAAATCACCGGATAGGAAAACACCTAGAAGCCCCTATCCCTCGTTATGCTTCGTAGGTTTAACCTTTAAATCAGTCAAAACATCATATGAAAGGATATGGAAATGTTTTGGATTATCTTACTCTTGATCATCATCATCTTGTTGATGCCTATAGCGACATAGGAGGAGAAAATGATTATCAACGTCGTATCAGGAGCTTTACAACATGTTGAATATCACTTTGGTACTCATGATCTTGATGTTCTCTTCAAGGATGGCACAAAGAAGACATACAAGAAAGTTCCAGTTCGTATCTATCACGAATTCTTGGACTCCGAGTCGAAAGGGAAATACTTCAACTACTCTATAAGA